ATGTCTCTGATGTACCTGGCGGGATCCCGCATCGATTTCGTCGAGAAGATGATCGGCTCACAGTTTACCATCGGCAATCCGAACGCGACCGCGTCCTGCAGTTGCGGCGCATCGTTCGCGATCTAGAGCCGGGCCCTAATCCTATTAAAAAACAAAGCTAGTGTAAAACATATACATTATAAATATAACGTATAATATGACCTAACGTATAATATGATCTAACGTGGCATGATACTTTACGCCGTCGGGAGACATATATGTTTAAAATTATTATTGCGTCTATTATCATAATACCATGTGCAGCCATAGCCGCACCATTAAATGATTATACATTTAAGAGTCCGGCATTTAATGGTATTGGTTATAGTCAGCATATTCTTACTATAGAAAATCAAGAATCTACTCGACGCAAGGCGGTCGAGGACAAGATGGCTGCGGCCCTGCAACAGCGGGCAAATGAAGCCAAGAATACTAATCTCAATAAATTTATGAACAATCTAGAGTCGCGTATCTATGCGCAGATATCGCAAAATCTAGCAACTGCTATGTTTGCCGATGGTGCAACGAATAGCGGCACATTGAATTTTGAAGGCAATACTATATTTTGGACAAAGGCTGGTGCCGAGATTCATCTGATTGTAACTGATACTGTAGGCAATAGCACAGAAGTTGTCGTGCCATTAGGACAGTTTACTTTCTAAATGTTTAAAATAATATCATTACTTGGTATATGTGGTATGTTAACTGCATGTGCGTACACACAGGATCAGATTGCACTGCCGACCATAACGACAAATGAGTTGATAAATGAATTTAAGAATGTGCCTAGGCCTTCTACAGACCGTCCAGTAAGTGTGGCGGTGTATAGCTTTAGAGATTTGACTGGGCAACGTAAACCTAATCAGAATCTTTCTACTGCCGTCACACAGGGCGCAGAGAACTTTCTTATAAAAGCACTACAAGATGTTGGTAACGGCGCGTGGTTTGAAGTAGTAGAACGAGTAGGTATAGACAATTTAACAAAAGAACGATTGATCATTAGACAAATGCGCGAGGCATATGAGGGTGTGGATGCGAAGCCACTTTCTCCTATGCAATTTGCTGGTATTATCATAGAGGGTGGTATAGTTGGATATGACACATCGATAAACAGCGGTGGTATAGGTGTTCGTGTGTTTGGAATAGCTCCGCAATCACAATGGAGTCAAGATGTAGTAACTATAAGTCTTCGCGCAGTAAGTGTAAATTCAGGCAAGATACTTGCAACAGTTGTCGTACAGAAAACCATACTGAGTTCGGCAGAATCTTTGGGTGTTTTTAAATTTTTTGATACTGGGACGCGGGCATTCGAAACGGAAACTGGAATGACTATCAATGAACCTGGAACATATGCAGTAAAAACTGCTATAGATTCTGCAGTAATCGAGTTGATTAGAGAAGGTGCTCGTAAGGGAATATGGGAATATCTAACGCCATCTTAAGATCATTCAGATCAAGCAACAGGAGAATAAAATGTTAAAGAATTTATTAATAATAGGTATTCTGATGATTGGAGCAAGTAATGCGCTTGCTGTAGATAACACCATCTATATTGATCAAATAGGCGATAATGCAGTAATTACAATAACTCAAGATGGTGCGGGAAATCGGGTTCGTGGTATTCAAGGTGTTGGTACAGGTAATACAACACCAGCAAATATGACAGGCGATGGCGCAACGGCAACAATCACACAAGTGGGCGCGGCTAACGTCTTGAATATTGGATATGATGTGACTGGTGTAAATGCAACTACCATCACATATGATGCTCGCGGTGGTGCTAACGTAGGTACGATTAATCTAAACAATGATGGTCAGGGCACAAATACTGAAACTACACTTAATATTAATCAGACTAATGGTAACAACACTGCAACTGTAAATATTCTTGGAAATACTAATACTCTTATTGCAACGCAAGCTGGTGGTAACGCAGTTCTAATCGCTACTATTAATGCCGATGATATCATTGCCAATGTCACTACCACCGGTGGTATCGGTAATACAGTAACATTAAATATGACGGGCAATAACGGTGAGCTTGCATTAAACAACGTCGGTGCTACAAATGTGAATACAATTGTCCAAGATAATGGTGGTGTCAATGGTCATAGAACTGATATTGATGTCGTTGGTAACGCTAATACGTTGACAGTTACACAAACTGGTACAATAGATACTACAGTAAATATCGAAACAACCGGCAACGGTAATACATTTACAGTAGTCACTCACAACTAATGAAACCTCTTGTCATCATCATATTCATTACGTCTATAATATTCCCAACCAACTGCTATGGAGCAGCTATAGGTAATATAACTGACCAGACTAATACACCCGCTTCTATTCAGAGGCAAAATGTCGCACTATCTGGCACAAAAGGTGTAGATATTGAGATGAATGATGTTATAAAAACTGTACAGGGTAAAGTAGGAATTGTCTTTGAAGATAAAACACGAGTGCAGATAAATGAAAATTCAAAATTAGTTATCGATAGTTTTGTATATGATTCAACTAAAGGCATAGGAAAATTAGCAGTAAATGTTGCATTAGGAACCGTTCGTTACACATCTGGTCAAATATCTAAGAATGATCCACAGAACGTAAAGATAAATACTCCTTCAGCTACCATTTCCGTTCGCGGCACAGATTTTACTGCCACAGTAGATGAACTAGGCGCATCTACTATTATTCTATTGCCAAGTTGTCCTATAGGCTGGCAGAACATCATACTAGATTGTGTAACTGGAAAGATATTTGTAGAAAGTGATGAGGGGATTGTTGTATTAGATCAACCATTTCAGGCAACTAAAGTCTTTGCCCGCGGCATCTCTCCGACAAAACCAATTATATTGAATCTTACAGACGATGCAATTAGTAACATATTAATTCTCAGTCCACCAAAAGAACTAAAGAAGGAAGAAAGAATCGATATAATGATTATAGGATTCTTAGATACAGATTATTTGAAATTTGATGGATTAGATAACATAATCGATAAGCAGCAAGCGATGATATATACAGATAGACTCAGTATAAACTTACTTGAGAAAGAATTCCTAGAAAATTTTCTAGATATTCTAGCTCAACAAATGGCAGAGCAACTGCGAGTATTCAAAAAAGAAATTTCTATAGGTGAAATATTGCCGGATTTAATTGCTGCTACAGGTGTAGTTGCTATTATGGAAAATAACAAGGTGCAGCTATGTCGAGATAATGGTAACGATGTGCAATGTGTAACTATGCCAGATCATCAGAATGCAATAGTGTATAATATACAAAGTCCAATTGAAGTTAAGAATAGAATCAACGCCGGCGATAATACTATTATAACATTGAATCAAAAATGAGATATCTATTACCACTATTATTGTATGCTCCATGTGCAATTGCTCTAGACAATACAGTTTATATTGATCAAATTGGCAATAACAACCAATATACAGTAACTCAAGCTAGTGAGGGGCATACGGTTATCATCGATGTCGGTAGAACATCAGATGTGACTGGAACTGTATATGATATACTTCAGCAGGGTCCGGGCGCAAAGACAATCTATCTAGAAAATACAGCAGGTATCAATAATTCATTTACTATCAATCAAGACGGAGTAGGTAATCATACTGCTAATATTATTACGTTTGCCGGTGATGTTAATAATATTATAATAAATCAAAATGGTATAGGCACGCATACGTTTACATTAACTGGCACTAATACTAATGATGGTAATGATATAACTGCAACTCAGAATGGTCAGTCTAAAACATTTACCCTAAATATAAATGCTATAAGTGCTACAGTAACTGTAGAACAAACTGCAGTTATTCCTGATACAGGAACCATGACTGTTAACTGTTTGACTAATTGTGGTACTTGGAGTTATATTAGAAACTAGTATACTATATTATGACCTAGCGACAAACTCTATTATAACTGTTTTTTCGTAATTGTCAAGGAAATAATATGAAATATAAGTGGATTTATTTTCTAATAGCGATACTATCGTTATTAGTAATTCGCACTACAGATCCCTGGTTAGTCGAGATTCTTCGTTTGAAGACCCTCGATGCACATCAGCGTAATCAGTCATCAGTTATAGCAGATAATATCTATTCGGTAGAAATAGATGAAGCTGCGCTTGATATATATGGGCAGTGGCCATGGAGTCGCGACGTTCTATCAAAACAAATTGAACGTATCTATGATGCGGGCGCTGCTCTAGTTGTTATTCCTATATTATTCTCAGAGCAGGATAGATTTGGTAAAGATGAATATCTTGCGAATACTTTCATTAATTATCCTGTTGTTATTGCCCAAAGCGCATCGACAAAGGGTCGAGGTACGCCTGTTCCTCGAGGCGTTTCTGTTATTGGTGGTGAATGGACTAACTATATTTTTAATTATCGAGGTGCTATCGGTCCTCTTCAATCGTTAGGTAATGCCGCGGCGGGTGTAGGTATGTTATTAACTGCACCCGAGGCAGACGGTGTAGTCCGAAGACTTCCTCTTGTAGTTGCAATTGATAAAGAAATGTATCCATCTATTCCGATGGAGATTCTCCGCGTATTGGCAGACGATCCCAGTTATCAAATGAAGATTAATGATGGCGGTGTAGAAGCACTTCGTATTCCTAGCTTCAAAACAATCAAAACAGATTCAAATGCAAGAATTTGGATAAACTTCAAATATGTGGCACCATCTATTAGCATATTAAGTGATTTCGATACTAATAGTATGCATACTGATATATTTAAAGATAAGATTGTATTCCTTGCACTTACTGCTGAAGGTCTTGGAACTACAACAGCTACACCAGTTGGTATAAAGTATGGCCATGAATTAATCATCTCTGCCACATCTACGCTTATCACTGGTGAATCACTAGAGCGTCCATTCTGGGCAGATTTTGCAGAAATTGCTTATACTGCTATAGTCGCTGTATTAATATGTTTGGCAGTTACTTATCTCTCTTGGCTATATGGTATTATTGGTATTATGTGCAGTGTGTTTAGCACATACTTCCTTAGTTCCGCTGCATATATTGACTACAATCTACTAATCGATTGGAGTTGGCCAATAGTAACATTTATTCTGGCTTGGTCTATTGCTGCATTTATTAGATTCGTCTATGAATTCAAACAAAAGATGCAGATCAAGAAACAGTTTGGCACATATCTAAGCCCAGACTTAGTTGCGCGATTGCAGCGGCAGCCTGAGCTACTTAAGTTGGGCGGTGAAACAGTTGAGCTATCTATTATGTTTACCGATGTCCGTGGGTTTACTACGATCTCAGAACATTATGGAGCAGATGTTCAAGGATTGACAAAAATTATGAATAGATATATGACTGCTATGACTAAGAAGATTCTAGAAAATAAAGGCACTCTAGATAAATATATTGGAGATGCGCAGATGGCATTCTGGAATGCTCCCCTTGGCGATAGTAATCACGCAAAGAATGCTGTTAAGACTGCACTGGAAATGATGGAGTCACTAGATGAGTTTAATAATGAGATCATTAAAGAAGGCATTCCGAAATTTGGCATGGGCCTTGGTATTAATACCGATAATGTTGTTGTGGGTAATATGGGTAGCGATCAGCGTTTTGATTATACTTGTCTTGGCGATGGCGTCAATCTTGCATCCAGACTCGAAGGCCAAAGTAAATCATATGGAGTCAAAATTATTCTGGGTCCGAAGACAGCAGCCCTAATAGAAGATGAATATGTAGTAGTTGAATTAGATAAAATCGCAGTTAAGGGCAAGAAGATCGGCGTTCAAATCTATACACCAATCGGCAGAATCGATGATCTCAATACGAGAATGGACTGGGTAACTGCAGATATACAACATACTAAATTCATAGAACTATATCGCTCTTGTCAATGGACTCATGCTAGATTATTCGCTAATGATCTAAAGAATGAATGGAATGGTGTGTTAAACGAATACTATAATATTATGATAGATAGAATTAATCATTATGAACAAGATGGATTAACTGATTGGGATGGAACATATGTTGCTAAGACCAAGTAATGCAATTATAGGATTCACATGTTCTGCATTTGATTTATTGCATGCCGGACATGTTGCCATGTTAGAAGAAGCTAAATCTGTATGTGATTATTTAATTGTCGGATTGCAATCCGACCCATCTATCGATCGTCCAGAAAAGAATAAGCCGATTCAAAGTCTTATTGAACGGCAGATGCAACTACGAGGCAGTCGTTATGTAGATGAGATATGGATATATAATACAGAAGAGGATCTTCAACAGTTACTTTTAATTCTACCAATTAATGTGCGCGTACTTGGTGTTGAGTATGAGCATAATCAATTTACTGGAAAGGAAATATGCTTAGATCGTAATATAAAACTACATTTTAATAAACGAGATCACAACTTCTCTTCCAGGAGTCTTCGTAAGAAAATTGAGCTAAATGAATAATATATTTCATTATGATATGACAATAGTATGCCTGAGAAGACTTAGATACAGCATTCGAATAGATAACCAAATATTATTCCAATGATAGCATACCCACGCCAAGTGCAACATTATAGTACGAATGCCGTAATTTATCTTATTAATAGAGACATATTTTTTAATATGTCTAGATTGCATTATTGATATCTCCTACAGTAACAAAACTAGTCGCAGTTTCATTGGCAATCTTCACTTGGAGTTGGGCTTCAATTTCAATAATTAATTCTATGATATCATAATCGTCGCCCGGTAGTTTATTGAGTTCTGTTTGCTCGGTAATACTATCGGGCTTTACATTATAATGTTTAGCAATAATCTTTTTTAGTTGATCTAAGTTGTTTGCCATGTGTCTACCGTGAATAAAAGTTAATGACAGAGCGCAGTGCCGGCAGTTCTATTTATTCTTGAATTGGAGTATAATGTTTAATTTCTGACTCAATCTGATTAGATCATTGTCCAACATTCTAATTCTATCAATCAAACCTATAAGAGTAGAAGTAGCTTCTGAAACAACTGGTTTGATTTCTTTAGTGGACCAGATCCAAACATAATATACAAAATATCCTAGACCCGATGAAGCCACGATAGGAAATCCATACTTACCGATTAATGTTGCTATATCCATGGTATTGATCCTATATCAGAGTTAGACTATCATTAATCCTTTCGCGCATCATCTTTGCCATCGGCGCGGGCGATACGATCTAAGTCTGGCTTTACGCCAAGTGCATTTGAGATTAATGTGTCGATTCGAATTACGTCGTTATTCATTATCTTGACGCGATTATCAAGTGAATTAATGATTCCGGTGAGACTCTTAATACTACTCATTACGCCCGCTAGAATGAATTTCATTGTAAGAAATACAAAATAGCCACCTGCAATAGCAGCAGCTATAGGAAAACCAAGATCCGCAACAAGCTTAAAAAAATCCATGATTTCTCCGGAGACTATACATAGTTATTTATAACTTATAATTAATGATACTACCTTCTTGGGTGATCTATAAACTTTAGTGGTTGACAACCAGCAAGCCGCCGCTTTCCGCAAGCGTGGCATTTGCACTCATGGTTGGCTCCAAGGCCGGGCCCGGCAAGCTCGACTCTGAGTAGCTAAGTCATTGAAAACACTCATTTTTTAGTTCTTGACATTAGCGTATAATTAAGCTATACTCTTAATATGAACTGCGCCAATTATGAGATGGCTAGCCTAACCAACTTGGGCGCGCAGTGAAGCTATATCTTAGATTAAGTTAAACAAAGAAGTGAACCGTGTCAAAAAATCTAGTGTTAATGAGAGATGTAATTTGCATCTATCATCCTGCATTCCGCAAGAGTCTGGATCTACGTGCCTTAGGCATGAAACATCCTGATATCTTTAACGTAGCGAAATTGATCGAAGAGAGCTTGGCCGCTGTGGGGCATTACAAGGTCACCGATGGCTATCATGCTGATTTCTCGGACGGTACAGACTCTAAGACTGCCAGCATAACTAAGACTGCCAGCATAAGGGCCAGTAACAGCTACCATGGTGAGATAACTGGTGTTACAACAGCAGGCGGCCACCTCAAGGCAGGTGCTCTACGCTGTACCATATACAATCCACATAAAGACTCTTTGAGATTTTACTTCTTGCCCAAATCAATGTGGAGCAGGCACGTGCCACCGATGTACATTCCGGGTCGGCGCCGTCACTGCGGCGCGCTCTGGTACTATTACAACAAACTCCATGATCGCATTGTTAAATTACACGAATACGAGTGTAGTTCATTCAAAGAGCTGGCTAGGGCAAACTAATGGTTGACAATGCGTATAGTATAGTATAGTATAATATACTCAGCAATTGCATAGGAGAAAGTGATAGTGAGCAAGTTCCTGATTGACAACGCCGACTATATCATCACTGCTGGTCAGTGGATATCGGCGTTGGCGTTGATACCGAGCGTCGTCGGCCCAAACAAGCCGGCGTGGGTCAGCAGCGCGTTGACTGCCGCGATACTGGTCGTCTTTTCGTTGACATTCGAGTCTCTCGGCTTGCGCTGGTCTGCGATGGCCGCCAGCGTGTGTGCGTTCGTGTGGGTGATTCTGCTCATTCAGGTCATGCGAATCAAGGCCCGCAAATACGGGCTTCCGCTGCCTCCGCACTGGGTCGACAATGCCTAATTCTAGACGGCCAGTTCGTTTGTTTATTTGTAATCGCAATAGTATCACTATTAGTAACCAGCAATTGGAAATCTTATGGGATTAATGCCAGCATATTTTACCACATCTTCTCTACGAAAGCCTAAGCCCAAGCCCAAGTCTAAGTCACAATCGCAGATCAAGGCGACGGCAGAACATATCAAGTTTCTTCGAAGTGTTGGTATCACTAAGAAAACTCTTCAAAAGAAGAAGTTGCCGTTGCGATACAGTGCTACGATTTCTACAGTTGCACATATTCCAAGTTTAATTGATATGAGCGGCACTACATTCAAATCGGAAGCTAAAGTATATTCCGGTAAACGTAAGCTGCTTGGCATTGCAACGATGCATAAGAGTAATGCCGTTCCTGTGTTTGAGGATAACAAGCAACTTGCAGTTGAAATTTCTCAGATGCGAAGGGGATAGCTATTATGATTACATTGCACATCAACAGGAGAAACTAATGATTGATTTAACTGTGAATATCGCCATAGATGATCTTGCTGTTAAGAAGAATAGTATCGCAGAAAAGGCAAAAGCTGGTATTATTAATGTACGCTTTACTAAGGTCAATGGCGAGGAACGCAATATGCGCGCAACTTTGCTTGCGGAATATCTTCCGAACCAGATGGATGTCGAAGAGGTATCATCTCGCATCAATCAAAATGTACTTACTGTGTGGGATATAGATAATAACGGTTGGCGAAGCTTTCGTATAGATTCCGTCAAGGAAGTACTCACTGAATAGGTGATTATATGACAAAAATTCGTATCATCGATTCAAAAACCGCACCGACTATGACTAAGAATGGACCGATTGGCCCTAATACAGATGGTACATTTGCACATATTGGCGCTAGGGGCGGCACCGAATTAATTGCTGAACAAATTCTTCGCCGCGTAACCCCAGAGATTCTTTCTCGTGTGAATATTATTCATTCTCGTGTTCGCGATGAGAATATCATGCCCGATAAGGCAAATATCTTAGTGTTACACGATACATGGGATGATCCAGAAAATAAGCATCTATCCAATCTAGAAAGCCGTAAGCGATTTAAGAAACTCGTATTCGTATCCAATTATCAGCAACATACCTACAATCTTGGTCTAGGTATTCCATTTGCAGAGGGCGTTGTTCTGCAAAATGCAATTGAGCCAATTAAGTGTGATGAGAATGATAAGAATTCTTCTATTATTCGTCTAATATATCATACAACTCCACATCGTGGTTTAGAACTTCTAGTTCCTATATTTGAGCGCCTTTCGCAACTGATTCCTAACATTCATCTAGATGTATATTCATCATTCAATATTTATGGTTGGGGTTCTCGCGATGAACCATATAGGGATCTGTTCAATCGCATTCATATGCATCCTAATATGACGTATCATGGATATCAACCTAATGATGTAGTCCGTGAAGCTCTTAAGAAGGCGCATATCTACGCATACCCAAACATCTGGCCAGAGACTTCCTGTATCTCTGTAATTGAAGCAATGAGTGCTGGATGTAATGTAGTCTGTCCAAATTTCAACGCATTGTTTGAGACTTGTGCTAACTTCGCTACGATGTATGGATTTACTGAGAATTTCAACGATCACGCTAATCAGTTTATCAACATTCTTAGTATGATAATTCAAGATTACTGGACTGAGAATAATCAAAATAAGCTGAAGTTTCAGAAGATGTATTTCGACAACTTCTACAACTGGGATCTTCGTGGCGCACAGTGGAATGCGTTGTTGGGATCGTTGATTAAGTAAATGATTTTCTGGGTATTCGATGTAGATGAATTCATCTGCCATGCATTTTCACAAGACATCACATGATCAATGCGAACACTGTTATATTGTTTCCCGCAGATCATATAATCCGGATTAATCCTTCGGAGATATCAGAAGATGATGGCGCCGCCATGGTGTTCGCCGACGTTGAAGTATTTCAAAAAAGATTTATAAACAATTTAATACAAACCCACATTGATTCGCTTATCTATAGTTTGATCGATTCTAATATAGATATTAGTTCAGATGATTTTCAAAAGAATTTTGCATTTACTATGGAATGTCTTCGTGCTTCTATATACCAGACGATGGGCCTGCGACACCCGCTACATGGTGCAATCACGAGTTTGATTGAATCTATAATAAATTCATCTAAAAAGAGTGATAGTTGATTTAAGAGAATGCAAATACATCATATATACTTCAGAGTGTCTGTTATAAAATAGCTCTTTACAACGACAGAAGAATATGATACTCTGTGTATGAATTGAATGGTATTAATATGATTTTACTCGATTTGTCACAAGTTATGATATCAAATCTTATGATGCAGTTGGCTGTATCAAAGGATTTAGATAAGAAGGTCGACGAAAATCTTGTTCGTCATATGGTGCTGAATAGCATTCGGTCTTATCGGTCTAAGTTTGGTAATGAGTATGGTGAGATAGTTATTTGTTGCGATTCTCGTCGGGTCTGGCGGCGCGATATATTTCCTCATTATAAAGCTCATCGTAAGAAAGATCGTGAGGAATCTGCTCACGACTGGACTTCTATATTCGATGCAATGAGTAAAATTCGCAACGAACTAGAAGAACATATGCCATATAAGATCGTGCAGATCGATGGTGCAGAAGCCGACGATATTATCGGTGCGATGTGCCATCGATACGGTGAGACTATGAAGAATGGTGGTGAGAAGATTCTTATTCTCTCCGGAGATAAAGACTTTTCTCAACTTCAGAAGTATTCGAATGTCTATCAGTACTCACCTATGCAAAAGAAATATATTATTGTAGATAATCCAGAACGATTCCTTCGTGAACACATTATGTCTGGTGATCGTGGTGACGGTATTCCCAACTTCTTATCAGATGATGATACATTTGTTACGAGTAAGAGGCAGAAGAATTTGCGGCGCGCAGACCTCGAAGTTTGGTCGCAACAAACTCCGGAGAGTTTCTGTAATGAGAAGATGTTGTATGGGTATAAGCGTAATGAACTACTAATTAATCTGAATATGATACCCACACATATTCAAAATGAAATCATGGTCGCTTATGATTCTTTTATACCGAAGCAGCGGAGCAGTATTCTGCCCTACTTTATGAATAATAAACTAAGTACACTCACTGAGAGATTAAGCGACTTCTAATAAAGATTGGACATAAAATGATTAAGAGTTTATCACAGATTATTGAATCTGCCGAAGCGCAAAAGACACCTGAAGCACAGGCTAAGATTCTTATGAATAATAGTAGCAAGGCGCTTAAGGATTGTATTGGATATGCAATGGATCCCAATGTGAAATGGTTGCTTCCATCGAGTGATCCTCCATATCGTCCTATGCCAGAATCAGCAGATCAAGAAGGTCGTCTATATAATGAGACCCGGCGATTAATCTATTTTGTCGATAGTCCAGATGGACGGGCATTAACTAATATTCGGCGTGAACAAATATTCATTCAGTTGCTAGAGTCGATTGATCTAAATGATGCCAAGCTGATGCTTCGTATTAAAAATCACTCTCTTACCCTTGATATGAAGGCAGTAAAGATTGCATTTCCAAATCTAGCAAAGAACTGGTAGATGCGCGCATATATTATTGCAAATGGCACTTCAAGATCGCAATTCAGTTTAGAAAGTCTTGATGGGCACGGTATAATATTTGGATGCAATGCTCTTTATAGAGAATATGCGCCAAGATATACTATTCCAAACTATCTTGTTGCAATTGATCCTGGTATGATCCGGGAAATTGAAACTAGTGAGTTTCCACTAGATCGATTTATCGTTCCGCCCCATGACGAATGTTGGGAACCGGCAGCATGCAATCCATATCGTCCTCGTAGCAATGCAGGAATCAATGCGATGCGAGAAGCGATTAAAATGAATGCGAATATGATTATCGGACTCGGATTTGATTTTATGTTGCTCGATGTGAAGCAATCAATTAGTAATATATATGATGGTACTCAAAATTATGGCATGAACGTTCGCGCCCGATATGATGATAATGCGGGGCGGGCCCGATATCTTAATTGGCTTGCTGTTAATAATCCTACGATAGATTTCGTTTTATGTTATCCGAAAATTGCGCCTATGCATAAAGCAGTAAGTAATATACATTTTGTAACATACGATGATTTTATTCGCCATAATTTTTATCGAGACATCAATCCAAAGTTTTAATAAAATCTGAAATGATTATCGAATGTAATATGAAGAATCAATAATGAAAATGGAAATGGAAACAGTAAGAGTTCATGTTCGTGGACAAATGGGTGTACAGATATTGCAATTAGCCGTTGCACTATCATCTCTTGCTGATAATGAGGAACCCATTGTCTGCGTCAATACGGGAAAATTACCACTTTATGCGCCAAATAAACTAGATAATGTGTTTGATTATACATGTAGAGTTATTGAAATAGACTCTACGCAAAAGACGCAGTATAGTGTTGTGGGCGCAGCCACTAAAATTATGCGTAATCGCGAGATGGTGTTCCGTTGGTTTAAGCCAAAGAAGTTTACACAAAAGTCAAACCTACCACCAGCTATTCATATTCGAACCGATGGTAAGAATATGTCTTCTGCGGAATCATACAAACATCTGATTGATATTGCAAAAAACAATCAAGCAATTGGCCGCCCTATCATATATACCAATGATACCGTACTAACAAATGATATTATCAATGATCATGATCTAGATATATCCAATCAAACTGAAATTCAGGATTGGATTGATATTTTTTATAGTCCATTTGTATATGCAGCACCAAGTGAATTTATTATAAGTATGCTTGTATTTAATCCAGACAAGCATGTGACTTTTCTTGGAGATAAATATTGTGATGGCAGCTATGCATCAATTGCAAACGATTTGTTATTCTTAAAAGAACTAGTAAACTTCTGTCCTAATGTGAAGTTTATCAATGACTGAATGGTCGATTGATAACCTTCTTGATTCTTTCTATGTTTCGCAAGATAACAAAAAGAGAATTAGTGATATTATTAAAAAAACACCTACTGCTAATCGTCTCGCGATTCGGCAGTATGCAGTAGAAGTTTTTACTATCATCGATCCGGCTGTTGATAAAGATATTATGTTGAGTTCTACCAAGCACTTTGATAGAATCAATTATACCAAAAAACAAGTAAGATCTGGATTACATATTCTTCGATCCTATTTTGCCCATATGATTTCTGCAGCACATCGTAGAGAGAATGGCTATACGACACGATATAGTGTAGAATATGAGGAGTATGGAATTGTTACGATTGAAAATTTCCTAAACGAAAATCTTAGGAATAATGTAATAAAGGAGATCGATAAGTTTCCGTTGGCAACTTCGAAAAACAATGATAATATCATTCATTATATGGATGAATCATGTGCTCTTAGAAAAGTTCTTGATACCACATCTATGAAAACTATTGTATTCGATTGTCTCGGATTTAATGATACGCATGTTGAAGCTAATACTCTATACCGACAAAACACATTCGTACAAAAACTTCATAATAAGGCACATGACGGCGACGTACAGAAGGTACCGCATACCGACACGTTCTTTCCTTGCATTAAATGGTGGTACTTTCCAAACGAAGTTAGTGCAAGTGATGGGCCGTTTGCTTATGTTCCGAGATCAAATATGTTGAGTGAACAGCGATTGATATTTGAATATGATCAGTCGATAATGATTGTAGATAATATAATCAATTCAAAGAGAACCGTTGGTCACGCGGAAGGATCACTGAGAGTATTTGAAGAAGAACTGAATATGATGAAATTGAAGCTTCATGCATACGATGTCCCAGCTAACACCCTAGTATTAGCTAATGTATTCGGATTCCATTCCCGTAGCGAAGTTGCTGCTGAAGCCCGTCGCAATGCCATTCACGGGTCTATTCGTACTTCCCAGCCCTTCTACTAAGTCATTGAAAACACTCATTTTTTAGTTCTTGACATTAGCGCCCATATAATCTATGATCATAATATGATAAATGAACATGTAAGTACAGATATTGTTATGAATATGTTATGCCGGATTAACTCTGCAACAGATGCGCGTGAAAACTGTATCAATAATAAAAACGTGTGGGGTGCAAATTATTGGTCAATTGTAATTGCATCGTTACGTCGTACCCTTAATCGTACTATAAACTAGGAAATTTTAAAATGAAAAAGAAGTATACATCACTTAAGAATTTTATCGAGACTGGATCCCGTGATGAAGAGTATGTATATCATACTGGATTCCTTATGTCAGATCGTGTAGATAATGATGCTATTATTAAGACAGCAGATTATGCTCTGGAATGGTATCTACGTGGATTTATTAATCTCTTTCAGCGCAAGATCGGTCCACACATGTATGAATATATTGCCTGCCGAGTGATGGGCGTGGGGCCTCGTAAATTCACTGGGTGTTACGCTTAGGACTAGATTGTATTATGGCATCAACAGACAGTACATCAATATATGGATGTGAAGTCCACCACCACGGCCTTGTCGGCCAAGAATTTCACAAAGAATCAACACGTAAAGAAATTGAGGCATCTCAAACAGCCAATACGGGTGGTCGTAAATTTGATGGCAGCAAGCTTGAGTATGGGCTGCTTCCTCCACTTGCTCTAAAGGCAACTGTAGATATACTAACGTTTGGTGCGGTGAAATATGAACGTGATAACTGGAAGATTGTTCCAGACGCAAAACGTAGATATTTCGATGCACTACAACGACATCTTTGGGCATGGAAGGAAGGAGAATATATTGATCCAGAAAGCAGAAAACATCATTTGGCTCATGCCATGGCATGCTTGATGTTCGTATACGAACACGCAGTTAAATATTCGCCAGATGAATAGATTTGTGCTGCATGATAACCCATCTATCGCAGCACAAATGCATTGCGATAAGCATGTGGTCAAAATGATTCTCGAAGAGGCACAGATGCTATCTACAGCGCATCGTGTCCTCGACGGGAAACAGTATACAGACCCCCAGGCGAATAGGAAGATTAAACGTTGGCGACTAAATGATGATCGAGACAATATATTATATAAGGCTACGCATGTGAATCATCCATGCACTTTGTGGTCTATGCAAAGCGACAAAAATTATGCATGGGGATTTAATTTATTTGTCGCATTACTTACTGAATATAAATATAGATATAGGAGGAATCATGCTTGTGAAAAACTAAAATCATATCTAGAACAGTATCCTACCAACATTAAGCTAGGCATTCTTACTGAATTTCCTCAGGCAATGCCAATGCAGTATAAACAAATTAATCCAGTCGATGGTTATAGAACGTACTATATAATAGATAAAAAAAGATTCGCCAAGTGGTCGAATAGGTCTATACCAGATTGGTTTAGAGTTTAGCACAACAACTAAATAATTAGGAGAAATCATGAAATATACACTTACAGCTATATCACTTGCCTCTGTACTTTTTGCATCATCTGCGTTTGCAGTCGATGCGCCCAAACTGGTAGGCATCGAGACAGTACCTGGACCCAAACTGGTAGGCATCGACCTAACCGTAGGTATGGCAGTGAATCGTTTTTCTCTAGATGATTATAATTATAATCTAAGGTATACCCGCAAAGTTGCTCGTGATGCGGAACTTAGCTTCAGTCTTGACGCCGCCGAGAATGGCACTACACTGAATCATACGGTTACTGCTCGTCTAGCCCGCAATTTTTCGGGCGTTGACGTAGGTGCTGCGGCAGGTGAAAAATTTAACGAAGATGGCACCGCCTATCTATTTTGGGCAGTCGATGCAAATGTTCCCGTTCCCGTAACAAAACAACTAACTCTAAATGTTGGCGAACTTAAATATCGTCGTGGAGTCAATGTTGCCAACGAAGCTGGTAATATTGCAACCGGTATTGGTGTAGATTATAAAATCACACCAAGAACTCATATTGCAATCGATGCAACACGCAATATGACCCAGGATTTATCATTAACTGGTAATGATACTCGCGTTTCACTGGGTATGCGCTTCTAACACCTAAATAATGGCATGGGAATTAAATCTCCCATGCCATTATCTTTGGATATACAATATGCCAACATATATTATAAAAAATAAACAAACTGGAAAATCAAAAGACATTTTCATGACCATATCGGACATGGAAAAAATGATTAATTCTAATCCACATCTTTCTCTAGGTCTGACCGCTCCACGAATTGTTAGTGGTGTCGATGGACTACGCCGAACCGATGATACTTTTAATGATATGTTGAAGGAAATCAAGAAAAAAAATAGAGGCAGTACAATAAAAACAAGATAGGATAGGAGATACGATGGATAGGACTTCAATTCAGTATTTTGATGATGAATTGCAGCAAATCGTAACGAGGAGAGAATTAAAATTACAAAAACGAAAGAATAAACGAAGTATTGCACAATACAAAGACCCTCGATCGGAAAGAATTGAAATACGATCAGTTCTTCCACTTACTGACAATCAGCAAAAAGCATTTGAAGCATTTAGTTGCGATCAAAACATATTGCTTCACGGTGTAGCTGGCACTGGCAAAACATTTATTGCATTATATCTTGCTCTCAATTCTATAATTAAGGCACACTCTCCTAAATCCATCACCATACTTCGCTCCGTAGTGCCATCTCGTAATATGGGATTCTTGCCTGGAAAACTGGAAGAAAAGATTGCTGTATATGAAGATCCATACCGAAGTCTCTGTGCAGAACTATCCGGCCATCCTACTGCATATGACTACCTAAAGAGAAATAAATATATTCAATTTAGCACTACATCATATCTTAGGGGCTTAACATTCCTAAATAATATTATTATAGTAGACGAATGCCAAAATATGAGTTTTGCTGAACTAGATACCATCATGACTCGTGTTGGTAAAGGATGCCGTGTTATATTATGTGGCGATTTCAGGCAATCTGATTTACTCAAAAGTGAGGAACGGCGTGGAGTGATTACATTTATGAATATACTACATAAGATGCGCAGTTTCTCTTGTATAGAATTTACAAAGGATGATATTGTCCGAAGCTCACTTGTGAAAGAGTACATAATTGCTAAACTAAACAATGGCATAGTATAATAGAAGATTAAAATATGACTTGACACAGAAGAACTGGTATGATAGATTGTAAATCTAGACAAATTGCATAATGGAAAAATCAGTGAGTGATATCAAAGAATCCGCCGCGTATGACAATTGTATGGAGCTTAAATCTGCTGAGTCAATTTCTACGATAACCAATTTCATCGATGATCCAGATTTTGTCGATCAAACTCCAACATACAAAGTCACAACTAAAGATATTGGTGGCGCATATAAGTCGATCTACGTTAGCTTTCGCACCAAAGAAGATTTGAAAGAGTTTGTCAATCTGATTCAACAGGATATTTTGACGGACCAAATTTGGTATCCAGAATCCAGATCATTTCTGTTTGATCCCGATGTCGCTAATTACAAATTCCTCAATAAAGATGCTATATCGCAGAAGCCCAAGAAGAAGTTAAAGCTGGCCGTTGATGATAAGTGGCGCAAGCTTTGGACTGGCATGCCTGAGTACATTCAGGAAGACTATGAACCATATCATAAAATTAATATGTTCTTTTATAACGAAGAAGGCTACAAGGCTTTCGCGAAGATCGTTCGGCAAAATCTATCTGAGAATACCAAAAGCATTTGGTATCCAAAGCTTGATCGTGACGCAAATGCTAAGAGACGTTGGATCGAATCGAATGGCAATCATACCAATCCACAGTATCCACTCTATATCGTGTCAAAGGGTCGTGCTGATAGTCGATTGACTGCTCGTTCACTTGAACGGATGCAGATACCATATTACATTGCTATTGAACCACAAGATTATGAGTCATATGCGGCTGTCATTGACCCTGCAAAGATTTTGGTATTGCCGTTCTCTAATCATGGTGATGGTCCCGGTCGTGCGCGGAACTGGTGTTGGGATCATGCTATCGCCCTAGGTGCAAAGCGCCACTGGGTACTAGATGATAATATCTCCGACTTCTATCGGCTGCACCAGAACTTTCGTATTCGCACGGAGAGTGGTGCTATCTTCCGCGCAGCCGAAGACTTTGTAGATAGGTTTGAGAATGTGCCTATCTCTGGTTTTCAGTATCGATTCTTCATTGCGCCCAATTGTAAATATCCAGCATTCGTGACAAACACTCGCATTTATTCGGTACTGCTAATCGACAACTCATGTGAGTTTAGATGGCGTGGTAGATACAATGAAGATACGGATATCTGTCTTCGTGTATTGAAAGCTGGGCAGTGTACGATCCAATTCAATTCATTCTTGCAGGGTAAGGCTGCAACGCAGACGCTAGGTGGTGGTAATACCGCAGAGTTCTATGCAGCCGAGGGCACTGATCCTAAGTCTCACATGCTTTATCAGATGCATCCAGATGTAACAACAAAGGTTATTCGATTTGGTCGTGAACACCATTATGTAGATTACAATCAGTTCAAAAAGAATAAATTGATTATGAAGTCCGATATTCATATTCCTACAGACATCAACAATTATGGTATGGAACTGATTACAGACTTCAAAGGATAATATGAAGTCGCTTGATGAAAGGCATAATTTATAATGTTTCGCCGTGAGTTAGTGAATTTTCAAGAACTAAAGACCGAGCAGAGTGAAAAAGGCAGATACTACCTTACACCTAATGGTAGATATCCCTCTATCACAACCGTACTGTCTAAGCAACCAGAGAAACTTCAATCGCTAGCGAACTGGCGCAAACGTGTTGGTAATGAAGAAGCTAATAGAATTTCCTCTCAGGCTGCCCGGCGTGGAACATCTATTCATAAAATGTTTGAAAACTACATTACCGATGACACTCTACCCGATTCTACGGTAATGCCATCAAATTTGATGATGTTCAATGAGATGCGTAAGGTAGTAGATGCTAATCTAAGTGTCATCCATGCGTTAGAAGCTCCAATGTACTCAAACGAACTTCGAGTAGCGGGTAGATGTGATCTAATTGGCGCATGGAATGGTTCCACTGCAATTATAGACTTTAAGACTAGTAGAAGGGAAAAACGTAAGGAGTATATTACAGACTACTTTATTCAGTGTTCTGCATATGCTATAATGTTCGAAGAATTGACTTCCATCGTCTGCTCTGATATAGTCATCGTTATGGGCTGCGATGAAACGCCTTACCCATTAATCTTTATTGAAAAAACTAATGATTACAAGGGGTTAGCTCGACAAATCATTAACGAATATTATGAAAATAATGGTTGACAATGCGACGAAAATGAGCTATAAATAGTATATTGGCGTTGATGAGAAAAGGAATAGACGAACCGGACGTGGGGGCAGTACCCACTATCTCCACCAATCAGATTGCGACGTGCATGACTTTAGGGGATAAAATAGGATCGACGGACGTAGTAAAGGTTTCTTGGAGTCAATTCGATGGTCGAGCGACTAATTATAAATGCCAACGATAATGAGGCATATGCTCTTGCTGCTTAGGCAGTAAGACGGGGTCCGGTGGGAACCTGGCAACAGAATCCCACCACTTTAATGCTATTCCTAAAATTTCTAGTGGTATACAGATTGTTAACATGATTAATCGTATTATATTTCAGATGTGTGTACCGGTAATATTACTAGTATCCTTGACGGGATGCGTAGTAATAATCTAGCGTATCAGTATCAAATTCATCAGAATTTAGTATAAGATTGGATCAATCTCATGAAATTATCACGAATCCCGCTTTTTTGGATATTGACTATCGCTTGTAGCTGGTTTATTGTGGCGAATATTCAACCATCAAATTTCATTCCCGATGCAGATGCCGCAATTACTTCAACTGCAATTGATATCAAGCAGCTACAAAATACTCCAGTAGCTTATCCGCAGGCAATCACTATTTACAAAGATGCGATATCTACTGTATATTATGTCAATCAAACAGAACGGTATTGTTTGGCTGAAGCTATATATCACGAGGCACGCGGTGAGTCTTTAGTAGGAAAATTAGCTGTTGCGTTAGTTGTCATGAATCGCGTATCTCGATCAGACTTTCCAAACACTATTTGTGGTGTAGTGCATGATGCGCAGCTTTCGCGCAAAGGTATTCCGATTCGCAATAAATGCCAATTCTCATACTACTGTGATGGTATTAGCGATGATCCTAAGGACAAGCAAACACTTGCTGCATCACTCGACCTAGCCCAGAGTGTTCTAGATGGTAAGGTTATTGACTTCACTGCTGGTGCAACACACTATCATACTATAGCAGTATCAACCAATTGGGGATATCCTAAAGTTGCACAGATTGATAATCACATTTTCTACAAAAGAAAATAAATTGCATGACAGTTTTTTATGATGAACTTGGCAATTATAAACCACTATCCATAATTGCCGGGCCCTGTGTGTTTGAGAATCTACATCATGCAGAGATGATGAGTTCTGCATTACGCGATATATGCAATGAAGTGGGAAACAAATATTATGGTTACGGCAAATCATTAAACTTTATCTACAAGACTTCATTCGATAAGGCCAATCGCACGAGCGCATCTAGTTACAGGGGCACAGGATTCGATGATGCATATTATGCATTTCAGAGTCTTCGGGCAAATGGTACTGAACTCCTGACTGATATTCATGAATCGTGGCAGTGTGATACTGTTCAAGCCGATGTTATTCAAATCCCAGCATTCCTCTGTCGGCAAACCGATCTACTTCATGCAGCAGCAGATAGCGGCAAAGTAATAAATGTGAAGAAGGGACAGTTCCTCTCGCCTCAGGAAATGCTTCAGGTAATAAAGAAGCTAGAACATTTTGGTGCCAAGAAGATTATTGTAACTGAACGCGGCACTACATTTGGTTATAACAATCTAGTTGTAGATATGCGCAGTCTAGAAATTATGCGCAGTGCTGGATATCCAGTAGTCATGGACTGTACTCATGCTGCGCAAGCGCCAGGTGGATTGGGCGGCCGTAGTGGTGGTGATCGTGAAATGGCTAAGGTAATTGCACGAGCCGCAGTTGGAGTAGGTGTTGCGGGTGTATTCATGGAAGTCCATCAGGATCCAGATAATGCGCCCTCAGATGGTCCTAACATGATTAGACTCGATCAGGCTAAGGATTTAATTACAGAATTGATTGAATTGGACTTGGTTCGTAAACGTTTTTTGCATTAGACTACTGTAACAAATTTATATTATAATGGAGTGTTACTATGAGTATTAAGAATGGTAAAATTTGGGGGGAAACATGCACAATATTTCAAAATCCTCTAGTCGAGTTGCATCGAATTCAAGTAATGTCTGGATATATGTGTTCAACCCATCTACATACGCACAAGTGGAATGGTTTCTTTGTAGAGAAGGGTATCCTAGAAATTCATATTAAGAAGAATGACTACGATCTTACAGATGTGACGCGCCTGATGCCAGGAGATTTCTGTGCGGTGAAACCGGGAGAGTATCATTGGTTTTATTGCGTAGAAGATTGCATAGCTTTCGAACTATATTGGCCAGAGATGCTGAGTGAAGATATCAAACGACTGAACTCAGGAGGAAAAGCGTAATGGTTGATGTAATTCCAATTGAAGCTAATACATTTCTAGATTCTGATCAATTTGGAAAGTTACTTGAAACTGCGATGTACGACAAGAAGCTATCGCATATCGATGCCATATGCTATATTTGCAAAGTCCATAACATAGAAGTGGAAAGTGCAGCGGATCTAATTACACCTAAGTTGCGAAAGCTTATTTATAATGAGGCAGTCAGCATCAATATGGTTCGCAGTAAGCGTGGTAGAAAGTTAGCAATTTAATGAGTAAGACCATGTGGGATTTTATTCAAAATAATCGTGGAACAGGAGATGCATTCTATGGAAGGGATGCGGGCATATCAGACATACTTAGCCCTTAAACTACATTTTACTAGTGACTATGACTATTTTAAGTATGCGGGTAAAACTAGAACCATCAGTGAATCTGCATTGCAAGCACGAAAAGACTACCACCAGTTTCGAAGAATAGAACGAAGATATAAAGATAATCTAATTGAGTTTATCGTATCTAATATTATCCAGAACAATGCTAAGTGGGCAGGCGATCTAGTTACAACTCAATCTGAAAAGAATTATGTTGAATGGCGAAAGAGAAATCAATCATTTGCATATATCTTTCGCCAAGACCTAGAGAAACTGATAGAAGATAAGGATGCACTATTTCGAGTTGAAAACGGTGGGCATCCTAAACTTCTTAAATATTATCTCGGTAAGAAAATTATGATAGAAACTGTAGTCGCAATGAATGATGTGCTTAATTTTATGCCGCATTGGAACAAAAATATAACAGATACAATCATATGGACGGATGTATCTCGTTTGCTCGAAAAATATCGCCCATTCGTTAAGTGTGATAAACAACAAATCAAAACCATAATGAAGGAAATTTTCCTATGAATTTGGAAATTGAAAAGTATATAGGTGAACTGATGCATCTTCGTGATACGATTCAGAAACAGACTAAACTTATCGCTGAACTAAAGAGAATAACTACCGAAATGAAGATAGATGTGATTGAAAATAAATATGAATATGAATCGTATGATGATGTGCAAAATTACTATGATCACGATTATTAGTTGACAATCAATAAATAAAGTACTATTATATACTTCTATATGATGCATACTGTGAATAAGAAACATACACATACTTAACATACAAACATATGGAGTTACACATGGAATCATTTGCGGCACTTAAGCGGTCAAGCAGTTCTTCTCTCGATCGCCTCACTAAAGAAATTCAGAAGCTCAATCCTACCAATAATCAATCATCTGATCTTCGATTTTGGCAACCTGAGTGTGACAAGAGTGGAAACGGATATGCTGCTATTCGTTTTCTTCCAGCACCACAAGGCGAAGAAGTTCCTTGGGTTCGTGTCTGGACTCACGGCTTTAAGGGCCCAGGCGGCTGGTATATTGAGAACTCGCTAACCACTATTGGAAAGGAAGATCCTGTATCTGAACTCAACAGTAAGTTGTGGAATTCAGGCATCGATGCAGATAAGACTACGGCTCGTTCACAGAAGCGCAAGCTAACATATATCTCTAATATTATTGTCGTAAAGGATGCTGCTCATCCTGAGAATGATGGTAAGGTGTTCTTGTATAGGTTCGGTAAGAAAATCTTTGATAAGATTAATGCAAAGATGCATCCTGAGTTTGAGGATGAAAACCCAACCAATCCATTTGATTTTTGGAAGGGCTGCAATCTTAAGCTTAAGATTCGCATGGTTGAAGGCTATCGTAACTATGATAAGTCTGAATTTGATGCAATTAGTTTAGCAGCAGATACAGATGAGCAGATCGAAAAGCTTTGGAAGATGCAGTATCCACTACAGCCTTTCTTAGCACCAGATCAGTTTAAGTCATATAATGATCTAAAAACTCGTCTGGATAAGGTCCTCAACACACATTCGGCACCATCGACATCTAAGGTAGAGGAAGATTCTCCATGGGAACCTGCAAATCGAACTACTAAGGTATCAGAACCTGCAGTCGGTAAGTCTGCTGCTGAACCGAAGGTATCCGGCAATGATGATCTAGATTTCTTTCGAAAGCTAGCCGAAGAAGACGACCAGTAAATGAGAAACCCCGCTTCGGCGGGGTTTCTTTTTAAGCAGCAGTGTTTTGTGATATATAATTCGCTCGGGTGATCGTTAGATCATTATTTCTTGGATTGAGAGGTACAGATATTGGTTCAGTTTTTTCATTAGTAGAACCGACTCTAGTAGCTACAGTATTTGTTGAATTATTAATTGCAACAACTTGTGGCGGAACTGCACCCGGCACACTAGCAAATAATTGCGATTCTTCGCCTCGTCTTGTAACTAATCCAGCAACTGGCTTTCCGCCTGCAGTAGCAATACCATTTTGTATAATAGAAGCTGCCTTATCCATATCTCCGGAATCAATTGCTTCTATCAATCCTTTTCGAACAAGAGACTGTACACTACCTGTATTATATGAATATGATGTAAGAGCAGCTTTCTGCTGTTCATTAAGTTTATCCCAAGTACGTCCTAGTTGCATCTTAGCAACCTTTTCATATCTAGGCATGTCTACACTAAGAAGCTTCTTTGCCTGCGCTTGATTTAATACAGTATCCTTTCCATCTTTTCCTGTAACTGGTATCTTTTCATCACCAGCTTGAATAAATCCAGCTTTAGCTTCCATAGGTGTTATTTGATGACCATATCCAACAGAGTATTTTTTACTTCCTGGAGGATCCTCATAGGCCTTACCATTACTCGGTAGACCTTCTTGTTTTGCAATAAAATCGGTAGCTAGTTTTGATAGAGGTGTCGTTGTTAGACTATTACTAGTCTGGACTGGCGATCCAGCTCCTGCTGCTGGTACTACTGCTGCTGCTGGTGGTGCTGCTGGTGGTGGTGCTCCTGCTGGTGCTGCTGATGCTGTTGATGCTGTTGCTGGTGCTCCTGCTGTTGGTGCTGGTGGTGGTGCTCCTGCTGGTGCTGGTGCTGATGCTGTTGATGCTGCTAGTGGTGCTCCTGGTACTACTGCTGATACTGTTGATGCTGCTGCTGGTGGTGCTGCTGGTGGTGGTTTTGTATTTCCCTCATCATCGGTAGCATTTAAATAATTTTCAGTGGCATCAAGCTCTTTAGTGACTTCAGCTTGGTCCAATCCAAATAATTTTAGAAGATTATTTATTTTATCTGTAATGGTTTTCTTTATTGAGTCAATTTCTGCTTGGATCGGATCACCTTCTAATAATCCCTCCTTAAGTTTTTCAGCCACTGCAGTACCATCTTCGAGTTTAGCTCCATTTTCAAGTTGATCTTTAGTTGTATCGTTCGCTTCTTCAGTTTCAGCGGCCATCTCGTTATCAACTTCATCAGTTTGCACATCTGTAGTTCCAGCTTCCGTAGCTCCGATATCTGCATTGTCCACATCTTTAGTTGCAGCGGCCATCTCGTTATCATCTACTGCAGTTGGAGATATCTCGGCGTCGAGCTTAATATCTTTTGATGGATCGCCTGCCTCTGGACCATATCCAAATGATTTCATGGCGCTTTCATACAAATCAGTGAAAAGCTCTTTTACTTTTGGCTCAAAATATACATAAGCTGCTCCTGCTATGGTAGAAAGTATATTTGTCATGGTACTGCTAACCTGCAACTTGATAGGCGGGTTCTTATCACCGGTTTGAGGTTGAGGTGATCCTTTTGGGTCTTCAAGTTCTCCTTCTGCTGCTTCTTTAGCCAATCTTTTATTCAGCATAAGAATATCTGTTAACACTTTAGTAACAGAGTTTAATTTGCCAAACAATTGAGATTGATATGACATAAACTCAGATTTTTTAAGTGTAGAGGCCTCGATTCGGTCGAGTCTGCGAGAAAGTTTTTTTACTGAGTCTGGTGCTATCTTAACCATTTAATTCTCACTTAATATCCAGCGCGGGCTGGATTGAATGTCATTGACTGGCTTGGAAAGCTAGGCGGTAGTCTGTTATAGTTATTAACATTTACTACTTTATTTGTAGTTGTATTATCAATAATTACTGTCGCTGCTGGTGAATCAGTATCGTCATAATACTCATTCATTTTGGCGTCGTAGTTTTTAGTTGGACCGATCGGCGAGTCGTAAATTGGGCCGATCGCCGATGCCGGTGTTGCAGCTGGTGTTGCAGGATCACCACCTGCAGCACTTGGCACAGACGCGGCGTTGTCCGCATTTGCTGTAAGAGCTTGCGGCGAGGCCGCTCCAATGCCTTCCGCATTAACTTCTTGAAGAGATTGTAGAGCTTGTAGAGCTTGTAGAGCTTGTAGATTCTGGGCCGCACCGCCGTCATCGGCGGCCTTATTTTGTTCTCTGATCTTCTTAAGATCATCCAATATGACACTATTTGGGATTTTTAATGCTGTAGCTGCTTTAATTACATCATCCGTCAGCTTCTTGCGCACACCGCCGCCGGCGGACCAGCCTGCAGCATATGCAGATAAAGCTGCGTTTAACGTTTCTGTCTTTTCTTTATTTACATCTATCTTTAAATCAGGTTTGCCGGTTAATAATTCAATAGTTTCATCCATTATAGATTTTAAGTTGTTTGCTACCGCGTCACCTGCATCTGCTTCAGGAAATACACCATATGCTGCCTTATATACATCACGCGCAATATTAGCTGCGAGGGCGGCAATTGCAACTCCCGTTCCTATACCCGGAAATAATCCTGCCGCTCCACCCGTTGCTGCTAAAGCGGCGCCAGCTACATCTCCCTTCATTGCTCTAGCGTAAGCATCATACGCGCCCAACGCAAGTCCTAGACCCGGAATAATTTTTCCTAAGGAGTTACCTAAACGCTTCTTTATTAGTGCTGTTATTTCTGATTTTGTTAAGGTGGCCGCGGTGGCCGCAACTGCCGGTACCGCCGCCCGTGCTGCCGCCCGTGCCGCCGCCAAGGTCGCCATCGCCTTTAATCCACTTAATCCAGATAAAACTTTTGAGGCTAGCATTTTTGCCAATTCAAGTGCTTTGGTGGCTATTATCTTCATAAAGCGCAAGATATCATCAAGTATTGATAAAGCCCACTTACCAACTATTTGTAGTTTGTCTACGACATGTCTAGCAATCGATTTGCCAATGTTTGCTAAAGATACTGGTAGTTTTGTAGTAAACCATGTTACTAGTTTATTCCACAAACCACTTATCGACTTTATAAGCTTACTAAACTTCTCGACGTACACTCTTATTTTACCCATAATTGGTTTAATGATATTCTTAAAGTCCTGAATCAAACCTTTTATTTTACCCACAGTTGCTTTGATAAAGGCCTTAAACTTCCCGACGAAAACTTTTATTTTACCCACAATTGATTTAATGAGATTTTTAAAGAAATTCTTTATAGCGTTCCAAAGATTTTTGACCCATTTAATAATATCGTCTAGTGCCTTAAGAAATTTGTTGAACATGCTTTTAACAGTCTTGTATATTATAGACCAAAGGCCCACGATAAACTTCTTACCTTCTTTATATGCATCTACCTTTTCTGGGGCACCATCTTCTGGTTCACCATCTTCTGGTTCTGTGGTAAGAGCAGCACTCTCTTCTGACTCAACTAGACGCAACTTACCGACAAGATCGATAAATGTATCGAGCCTTTTGAATACACCCAACTTATACTGTTTGAATTCAGTATTAGTTATACCTAATGATAATGACGGTAATGCTGCCATTTATTGTTGGTCTTTCTTCTTCTCCAAATATGCAAGTAACATATTAACATACACTTCCCTCTCCCAAGGTATCATATTTTCAATTTCCGCTAAACTATACTTGTGATACTGCATAAGCGAAAAATTCAGTTCATAATAGTGTTTAAGTGTATTATGAGAGAGGGATATTAGAAAAAATCAGAAACGCCTTCAAACTTAACTGTATCAGTTTGCCCACAACCAGAGCAAGTATATGTCAGTTCATGAGCCAGTTTAGGCATAGTTTCGAAAAACTCAGTTAGCTTTTCGTATTGCTTATTATTCATCTGCTCAATAAATGTAATTGAATCATTAATACTATCTGGTGGATATACATTATCGGCATCATACACATATTCAATACAAGATGCCATAAGCTTAAGTTCATTTGCATTTTCGCCACTGACCGATTTAATTGCATCAATTGTTGGATATGTCATCTTAACGCCTAGCTTGTCATCCAACATAAACTTATTAATATGTTTTGGATTGCGTTGAACCTGCACATCATCTACTTTAATAGATACTTCTGTCGCGACTTCACACTTAGTGCCTGCTTTATTGACGCCACCACGATGCTTATATGTAAACTTGACTTCTTCGCCAATTGACTTAGCGCGTAGATTGAGAAATAAGTGCTCGATATCAAAAAATGGCAGTTTACTTACATCTACTCCATCTACACATGCAGTAATAGCATCCTTAATAGCACGAATTACTGATTCTTGATCTTCGGCTTCAAGAGCCATAAGCAGTGCTTTTTCTTCCTTCACTAGGAATGGGCGGAATGTAACTTCACGACCATCTGACGGAAGCTTAGTAGCAAATCTCGGAATCATAATTTTAGGTAAAGACATAGTATAACCTCACTGTTAGAATGGTAAAATAGATTTCAACACACTACCTGCATTTCTTGGACCACTTGTAACTGAGTCTGCAGATGACCTCAGCGCACCACCAACTCCTTGACTCTTAACAAGAGATAATATAGGAATAAATCGATTGAACATATTAACTCCTTTACGCAAACTGAATGCATCATTATTACCTGGAGTCTGAAAATTAGCATGCGTTTCAGTAAAATATCGATACTGAATATCTACAGTTAGTTTCGCATACTGTCCACCATTATTCCAGTCCATCTGAACTTCATGAATCTGAATTGGGAATGGCTCTACTAGGTTAATTGTATAGGATGCATCAATATTTACTGAGGAAATGGTATTTTTCAAACCAAATGGATTTGTTATTATACTTGGATCAAATCCAATTGACTGAGCAATATTAACCAACTCACTAACTAGACTCTTTTTGGATTTTCCCTGCCCCTGCATAGCAGGAGATGTTGCATATGTTTTAAGTTCAACTTTGGCAGTCTTAGTTGCAGTATCATAATATCCTACATCGAATTCACCAGGTTGTACAGGGCCCTGTACACCATTGCTTGATTGACCCATAAGAAGGCTCTGCCACTGCATAAAGAATTCTCGTTCCCGCATATCTTCGCTTAATATAACATTAATAGTGAAATTAGAACTATTAAATGCATATGGTATTCTACGCATAGGTCCATAATATCTCTGATCATGTGTAACAATAGTTCTGCTTGGCATACTAGCAGATTCAATTCTCAATAGCAATGGTTCCGACTGCATCATCGTCTTCGGCTGCGTGATCATTACAGTAAAATACGCAGGATTAGCAGTACCGTGTTTCCCTAATTCAGCACTAAAAGCATCGATGTTAAATGGATTACCCATTAGTATATCCTATCTCTACTCTCTTTATAAACTGTATTCTTACTTGCGCCCACAAATCTATCAAGCGGTAGAAACAGCGCAATATCCCATTCCTTAGGTTCAATATAAAAGAATTTAGACCGCATATGCGAGAATAAATACTTCTTGACGCATGGTCTAAAGAACTTTAAGCTAGACACTTTATTCAATAGCGAATATGAAAATTTAATTCGAGTTGTCTCGTTCATCTTATCATTACTTACATATTCTAATAGAGTGTCGAGGAGCCGCGCACGAAGGCGCGGCGGCAGATAATGCATATTTAACCCATAAAAGCCATTGCCATCATCCGCTCTACCAGATATCTTTGAACTAGCAAATGGTAGTACTAATGGAAATTTGTCATAATATGGAAGATCGGCTTTAGTCTTTGGATCGTATGCATAAAGATACATATCACCAATCATTGGAGCTTTCCGAAATCTTTGGCGATCGGAATTGATTAAACTAGTTGGCGATGTAGTTGCTTTAGCAGCCTGAGTACGAAACCAGTTCGCACTATTGCGTTCAAGCGAAGGATATTTACCTGCCTGTTCGCCTCTAGTAAGAATGTCGTTTAATACAGATGCAATTGCCATTACTTGATACCTAGATCATGCTCGGTCAGTACATGAAATGTCCAGCCACGGTCTTTACAGTATTCTTCCGCAGCTTTCCACTTAGCACTATTTATACCATATTGCATAACCTCGGTAACATACTTCTTTGTTATTCTTTGATTTTTGTCGCGAATAGTGGGCGCAATCGATTGCTTTGCGGGTTTTATCTCTAGCATCCGAACCTGTATTGCACTATCTTTATCTTTATATCTTATTATGAAATCAGGAAAGTATCTATGCATTCTACCATCTATAGGCGATAGATATGGTATTGCTAGTTCTTCAGATGACCAGTGCAGTATACTTGAGTTTCTATCTAGATATTGCATAACCTTACGTTCCCATAACGAACGATATACAATATTAGTCGGATCACCCTTATACTTCTCAGGATAAACTGGTTTATATT